TGGCCGATCCGGATGTAAATATCACCGGGTCAATCTCGTGGATCATCCGCGGAATTATTTTATAGGAGTTCATCACATGATCATCACATTAAACGACGGCAGGCAGGTCGAGATCAAGAACATCAATATCGCAGGCGGATCGGTGGACTATAGACGGATCAACGATCCTATCTATTCCGGTGACTGCGTTTTGTACGTGAGTATTGCCGACTTCTCAACTGCGGAAGAGGAAATCAAAGCCGCGCTGGAAGTTGAGTTGGCAAGCTAGGGAGCTAGTATGACGACAAATTGGCCCACACTTGATTCAGTTACCGATTTTGATTCCATCGGGAAAACTACACCCGCGCCGGCGCCCACACGCCCCGGCGGTGATGTCTTTGCCAACGCCCTGCGGGATATTTTCAACTCTGCTTTGGGTGAAGACGCGACATTCAGTCCGGTCGGCGGTTTATCCATCGGATGCAGTGTCATCGTTAACCGGAGCGTTCTGCTGCAGCCGTCGGGCATGGACGCGCAGGTCTTTGAACGCGGAACGACAATTGATGTCATTTTAGCGGATATCGGTGCGGAACCGAATCGCGGCGATGTATTCACGGTTGGTACGGAAACCTTCACGGTGCAGAGCATCGATTCCAACGACGGACATACAGTAACAGTGGTGGTTATATGAGCCGTGGGTTTACAATACTAATTAATGAAGCGGACCTTGATTACGTCAAGAGGATGCTGGCTGATTTAAAAAATGTCGGCAACCGCGTTACAGTGCGCGCGCTCAATAAAACGCTCACAGGCGTCAAGACGGATTCATCTGCAGCGATCCGAGCCGTCATCACAGCCAAAAAAGCAGCCGTTGATGAAACTTTTAAAATATCGAAAGCAATGGAAGCAAATCCCAGCGCCTATATTGCCAGCAGCGGTAGGCCGCTGGCTCTGGTTGATTATTCGGCAAGGCAAACAAACAAGGGGGTCTCTGTCCAGGTGCGTAAAGACAGGCCGCGGAAAGTTGTACCGGGAACGTTTTTTGCGTCTATGAAATCGGGGCACAGAGGCCTTTACTGGCGTGAATGGCATGGACGCGCGCCCAAGCAACTTAACAAGGTCGACAGGGCTATCAATCGAAGTGGCTATATTTGGAGCGCAAAATCAAACCGTTATATCTCCATCGCCTGGCTGCCCAAAGCATACCGACTTCCGATTGAAGAGCTTTACGGACCGCGCGTTCCGGATATCATGAGCAATGACCCGGTGATGACGGCCATTCTGGCTAAAGCCGGCGACAGACTGCATAAAAATTTAGTGCATGAAACCGAATATGAATTGAGTAAACACAAATGAAAGCGAAGCGACAATGAGCGACACAATACGCGAAATCATTATTAAAGACTTCATGACGCGGCTGGCCGTGATCACCATCGCCAACGGTTACAGAACCGGCATCGGCGCCAATGTTTTGCGCGCCCGAAAGAAAGTGGATCCGGACGAAGTCCCGGGAACGGTCCTCTTCCCCGGAACGGAAAAATCAGTTCAGCAATACGGCACGATGAAATGCACGATGACCATACGCATCGAAGGCCTGGCTCTATTTGGCGCGGAAAATCCGTCCGTGGTGTCCGAGCGGATCCTGGGCGATTTAAAAAAATGCATTCTGGCTCCGGCCAATCTCCTAACGAGTCCCGTGTCGGGCTGGGTGCGAACGCCCGATTATATTGACGGCCTCATTTACACCGAAGGCGGAACCGAAGAATATCCGGAGGACGGTCAAACGACCGCCGCCGCCTTTGCCGGCTTTGAGGTGAGCTACACGACAAAGATTAACGATCCGTACAGTCAATAGTGGATGGTGGATGGAATGAACGATCACAAAAAAATATTGATCATTGTCGGATCGGCACCTTGCATCTCGGAGGATATCGGTGCTTTTGCATCGATATACCCGGGCAGGTTGCCGCTTTATTCATTCGATTCCTCCACCCCGACCGGCTGTGATGTCATGCTGATCGGTCTGGATGCCGTCGATAAATGCTTATGGCCGGCGCAATACTTTGCCACTTATCACCCGTCTGATATCGGCCCGGCATTTGATCGTCGCCTGGCTCAAGGCGGAAACACCGATTATAAAATCATCGCGCATCAGCCGTATCTTGATAAAACCGGCCGGGACCTGGTCGACTTGATCATTCCCTTCGAGCCACCTACCGGCAGCTCCGCCCTGCTGGGAGTCCTGGCCGGTATCAAGATGGGATACGAAAAAATCATCGTATGCGGATGCCCGCTGATCGGCAAGAACGACGAGGACTATGACTATGCCAATTTCCGCACCGGATGGACGGCAAAACTGGACAAAATCAAAAGTGTCACGCGCAGCATGTCCGGCTGGACGCGCGAACTCTTAGGCGAACCAACTCAGAAATGGATGAACCAAGGAGTCGCCACCCCACCTGCGGGTGGCGCTTATACCGTGGAGATGAAATCGTGAATTTAACTTACCAATGGAAAGAACGCTTCGAAAAAATGTGGCATCCGAATGACCAGGCACGATATCGCCTGGGATCTGCCGGACAACGCTACGCAAAACAATTTCTCGCATACGTGCCCGGTGAGGCTACCATTAATGAGTACGGATCCGGCACGGGCCGCGCAGTCGTGGAGATCCGACGCCTGCGGCCGGATGTGAAGATCAACATGGTGGACATTGCCGATAACGCCCTGGAGCCCGAAGCCTGGTCATTAGTAGGGCAAAACGTTACGTACGCGATAGCCGACCTGTCCGCCCTTCCGGAAAAATTCCCCGTTGCCGATTGGGGTTATTGTGTTGGTGTGCTGATGCTGGTCGCGCCGGAAACACTTGATGATATTCTGGCTGAAATGCGCCGTACATGCAGAAATCTGTTTGTTGAGGTTTACAATTTAAGTGATGTCCGCCTGGGCATTGAGCTTACGACGATTAAGCAGGGATGGAACTGGTGGGCGGATAAACTCCGCGAATTCTGGCCGCATGTTGAATTCATTCAGAGCATAGAGCACAAGCAGCGGTTTATTTTCATTTGCCGGGGGGGATTGTGATTACTATATGTTGCATCAAGCAAGGGACTAAATACGGCCCGGAATACGTCAATAAACTCTTTCACATGGTGCGGCGTCATGTGGAAGCAACGCCTTATGAGTTTGTCTGTTTTACGGACGATGTTCGGGAAATCAATGCGCAAGTCCGCATTGCTCCGTTACCATGCGCATATCCCGGATGGTGGTCGAAGGTCGGGTTGTTTCAAGGTCGGATTCCCGGCATCCGCACGGATAAAATCTTTTTTATCGATCTGGATGTGGTTATCACCGGCGCTCTTGATCCCATGCTGCGTCTTGCGGTCAATTTCGCCGTCTGTAAAGACTGGCCGGATGAAATCCGGCCCGGCAACCGCGACATCAACACATCGGCATTTCTTTTGGCGGTGGGGTCGCACGTTGCTGTGTGGGACGGTTTCTCGGAGCATTGCCGGTCGCATTATCCGACTGATCAGGAATACATCGGCGCACGTATCCCGCCGGATCGCCGTCATTTGTTCCCCTATGACTGGACGCCCAGCTACAAGCTCCGCAAGCTGGAAAAAAGCGTTCCGTCCGCTGCGCGGGTTGTCTTGTTCCACGGAGAGCCCAAACCGCACCAATGCGGTGGCTGGGTTAAAGAAAAATGGATATAACTTCGGCCTGGCCGAAAAATAAGGAGGAAAAAGATGAAAACCAACACAGCAGCAAACGCCAAAACGCAGTATGAGGCTGGGCAGGAAATCAGCGCAATGGCGGCCATGATGGATTCCGGCGATCATAAGACATTCAGTACCACCGCGGCGCCCTGGTCCGGAAAAGCCGGTTATGAACCGAAAATCTATCCGGACGGACTGGAAACAGGCGGCATCGTATCGCCGGGCGCGGGCAATGACAATGTATCCGTGGCCGCCCTGACCTGCTTTCTGGCCGGCGTCAAAAAAACCGTGAGCGGTGATGACACCGTGGCCATTACCCGTCCGACGGGCGGATCCCCGGCGAACACAAGTAACGTAAGCTCGATCACAATCGACAGCACCGGCGCCATTGCCGTCGTGAAGGGCACGGACCACACGGCACTATCCCCTGTTCGCGGCGCGGCAGGCGGTCCGCCTCTCATCCCGGCGGGCTCCATCGAAATTGCACAGGTCAAATTGACGTCGGCCACGCCGGCAGGTATTGAGGCGTCCGCAATATTCCAGGTACCCGGCACCTCACAGGAACGCTATG